AGGCGTTAAGATCGAGCCTGCCGGTTTTTCTGGCGCTGTCAACGACCATTTCAAGGCCGAGAACTGCAGCATCAACGGTTTGTTTATGAATCGCCCTGGCACTTTTAAGCCATTCTGTGCGTTCCTGGTAGCTCATGTTTTCCTCCGGTTGTTTTATCTGAGACAGCTGTAAACGAATGACTGCGAGCAGCGGCACCTGACCGACAGGGTTTTGGCGTTGCTGCCGTCGAAATGTTTCTTGATATATTTTTCGCGAATCTTGTTCAGCCCGCTTTTCGGAACATTCAGCTGCAGCCCGCCCAGCTCGGCCAGAATGACAAAGGCGATTTCGGGGCCGAAAATATCTGAGACGAGCCGCATATCATCGTTTGAGAAATCATCTTCGTCGAGTATGTCGATAAAGTCCTTGTATTGCTCAAGCATCTGCAAAAGCTTGCTGCCGGGCTTGCCTTTAGGTTTTTCAACCCTGGGCGCGGGTTCTGGTTTGTCGCTGAAAAGCAGGTTCTGTTCCATTGTTCACCTCTAATCCTTTGCAATGCAGTCTTCTTCGAGAACTTTTTCCCATACGGCCCGAGTCTCGGCGATCGGCTCGGGCTCGCCGTCGATGAGTGCCCGCAAATAAGCGTTAGTTGAGGCGAAAACATCGGCCTCACGCTTGGCGCTTACTTTTGGGAGCTCAACTGACATCAGGCTGCTTCCTCAAGCACTTTTTCTTCGTCGAGCAGCTTTTTAACAAGCTTGTCGATTTCTGAGTTGGTGTCTTTGATTAATACCTGCTCGCCGCCTTCAACAATGACGATGCCGATCTTTTTCAGGTCTGCCGGTGAAAGCTGCTTTAACGCAGTTTTATGCAGGCTTTCCTTGGTGTTTACGAGAACATCAATCTGACTGACCATAAGCTTCTTGATGCGCTTGATTACCTGCTGTTCGTCTTCCCAGTCGATATCGTCTTTCGATTTCTGCAGACCGAACTTGATGCCGTGAATGGTCATGGTTTTTGGGCTCTTGAATAAATCACGAGATTCGTCGATTGCCTGGGCAAGTTTCTCGTTCATGGTTCGGGCCTTGTTGGCCGCGTGTCTGATCGTCGGCATGTATTTGCGCTTTACAGCCTCGATCTCATCTTTGAGCGCCTGCACACGATCGCTCAGCACCTGTCTTGAATCGGCGTAATCCTTGGCGATGTTGTCGAGTTCTCTAACGGTTTTCATTTGTTTCTCCTTTACGAATGTTTTTCTTGATGGCAATGGCTTCACCCTTGTCATCAGTGAAAGTCCAGGGTTGGAAAGCGCCGCACACTTTGCAGCGCTTTGGTATGTAGCGCCTGGGTGAGCACATCTGCCCACACTTCATGCAAACCAGCCACTCTCTGGTCATCTGTTTTTCTCCTTGGCGATTGCCATTCTTTGCAGAACGGTTATGACACTGCTTGCCGTCTTCTTGTCGATAAATCTGATGTCTGAACAGTCGAACCGGCTCAGAAAAGACCTCAGCGCTCTGGCTCGATCTTCGGGGGTAGTTGCCCGGCTGACCGAATACCAGATCGATTCGATCATGCGCAGCTGCTTCGGCGAGGCCATGCCGGGGCGGTTGCCCAGGTCTTCATATCTCTGCTTTTTCTCGGGTGCTTTCGGGGCGGTGGTCGGGTTGCCTTTCCAGACTCCGGCTGACACTCCGTCTTGAATCAGTTTGTTCAAAAACTGCCCGGCCTCTTCGTTGGTAAGCTGCTTTGAAGACTCGACGCCGTAGCTGCCGTAAAGCAGGCAGCGGTATTCTTCGTCGGTCATCTGCAGCTTGTTGCGCAGATTGCCTATCAGCTGACGCTGTTTCGGTGTAGACATGATTTACCTCAGATGATTAAAGATTTTCCGGCCTCTTCGACCAGAGGTTTATCGATCGGCAGGTGATTGATTTCTGACATTCTGATACTGCGTCTGATCAGCTTGCTCAGCACACGGGTGTTGCCGTTGGCGACCTGATGAAAGGTCTTGTGAATGCCATTTGAGCCGGGCAGAGCGTTTTTCACGAATAATTCGGTATCAGACGGGTCGAGAACCTGCAAAGCGCATTTCACGCCGACCCGGCTGTAAAGCTGGGCATATTCGCCACGCTTGCCGCGCAGATTGCCGATAAGAGTCGGCATACCGATCAGCAGAATTCCGACACCGGCTTTATCATAGACGCGGCGCAGCAGCTCAAGGGCGCGATAGGGCAGATGTTCGGCTTCATCGACGATGATCATGCGGTCAGTTCCCTTTAACCTGGAAACGACATCTTCAAATAGCGAATGAATCGAGCCGTGACCGTCGAGGCCGACGATCTTATGCATCTCTTGAAAGAGAACCTTGGCGGTATAGCCCAGGTCGGCTTCAATGAGAATGGTCGAGGGGTTCAGGCGGTGGAATTCTTTAACCGAAAAGGTTTTGCCGAGCCCGGCGGGGCCGTAAACCACGCCGATTTCGTTTTCGAGCAGGCAGTATTCGGCGTATTCAAACACTTTTTTAGCGATCGAGGTGTGAACGAAATCACTCTCGATAACGGTTCTCTGCTGGCGTTCGATCTGACGCGCAAGCCAGTTTTCAACGGCAGCTTCGAACTTTTTCACATCGCCCTTGTAGCTGAAACTCAGCCATTGGCTCAGTGCCGACGCGCTGTAGCCGATGCCCTTCGCTGCCATTGACGCGCTCTTGCCATTTTCTTCGAGAAAGGTTTTAACCTGGTTTCTCAGTTCCTTATTCATCTACGTTCCTCCGATTGAGAGATTTTTCATACAGTTCTTTGTCTGTTCTCGATGCAAAAATTGGAGTGGGTCGCTTCGCCTTCGGGGTCAGACCCTGCAGGCCGCATTTTTCGCGGTCTTCAACCTGTTTTTTCTGAATCACGGCCTGATCTGCCTGGCAGTTGACCATATGCACAACCGGGTTGGCCGTTTCGGTAACTACGGTGTTGTATTTGGCGTTGGTGCCGGTCTGCAGGTATGCAAGCTCAACCCGGGGCTCAAGCTTGGTAATTTTGGCCAGTTCTTCTTTGACGCGCTTCTGGTCGCGGCGTTTGGCGGCGAGCTGTTCTTGCAGCTCGGCTTTTTTAACGTCGGTATCGGCGAAAAAGTCGACTTTGCCGCGCAGGTATGCTGCGTCGATATAGCTGTTGTCGGCGGCGTTGAAAACCCAGACTTCCTGCATCTGGTCGGGTGCGCGACGGAAATAAACTTTAGTGCCGCGATACCCGTTCATCCATTCTGCGTAATAATCGACATCGTATTTGCTGTCGTGAATGCCGTTGCGCCTGATTGTGACCACTTCGCTTGATCTCATGCAGAAGAGTTTGAGCGCATCGCGTCTGACTTCGCGTTTTTCGCGGAACTCAGCAGCCCACAGCTGATTCGGGGTGCGACCCTGCAGAACCTTGCCGTTCGACGGGAAGTTATTGAAGGCTTCTTCGACGAAATCGTCGAAAATCTCTTTCAGTTCTTTGAATTCCATCAGCTCACCTGATTTGACTTTGAGCTGCAGGCCTTCGGGGCGCTCAACCACGTCACCGCCGCGATATCCGGGAAAGCATTTTGAAAACCAGGTCTTGAATTTCAAGAAGTCGCGCTCGATCGGTTTGGTCTGGGCGTTATACGGCAGAGCAAAATGAACGTCTATGCCGAGCAGGTCGAGCATTGGTCTGGTTTTCGCTTCGTCGATGATAACTTTGTGTTTTTTCAGAAAAGCACGGCCACCGGCAAAGTCTTTGCAGCGGTAATCTTTACCGTTATCAATCAAAACATGTTTAGGCAGACCGTGTTTGACGGCGGCTTCAAAGAAAGCCTCGAAAATATGATCAGAATTCGGAGCTTCGAGATGCAGGTTCCAGCCGAGCATTTTTCCTGATTTAACATCGCGCCAGGCGGTAAACCAGGGCGCTTTATGCTTGCCGTCTTCACCGGCGAGCACGTCGATTTGAGCATGGTCACTGACCCAGACTTCGCCGACGCCGATGTTTGAATAATCACGGTCGATAAACGACGCAAACTTGCGATACCAGGCACCGTGCCCATATCTGGCCTGATAAACCACGTCATCAGGAATACGATCTTTAAGCAACCTGAAGAAAGTGGTCTGACTCGGAAAATTCTGAGTATTCAGATTCGGGTTTTCGTAAGTCGCAGCGCCGAGGGCTTTGAGCCAGGCAGAAGCGAGCGAAGGCCGACTTTCTTTGAGGTATGCGGCTTTGAAAACTTCAAACCATTCATCTTCAATTTTGGTAGAGCCTTTTTTGTGGCCCCACTGGCCGAGCAGCCCGGCGATACCCTCTTCTGCATACTGCTTGCGCATGCGCAGAACCATCGGGTAAGAGGCTTTCTGATCGGGGTTTTCGGCGTTCCATTTTTCGAGCCATTCTTTAAGCTCGCCGCCGATCATGCCCTCGGTGGCCTTGATAATTACTAAATACTTTTCAGCTTTTCGCCTGGCAAAATCGGGCGATTCTTCGAATGTGGTTATCTGATAATCTGGGTCGGTTAGTTGGGGCTGACTAGATTTAGTCACTCCCTGTTTTTCGCCGGAAATTATAGCTTCAACCGATTCCTGAATAATATGCTTTTGGGTGCCGATGGGCAGATCTGCAACAGAAAAATGAGCACCATATTTGCAATCTACCGGCTTTCCGTTCTTGTCTAAATAACGGACACCCTTTCTTTTTGCCCAGCGATGAACACCGCTGAGCGTTTTGGGCATGTCCGGCAGGCCTGGCAACTGAGTTGCTGCGATTGTTTTTTTCATCACGCCGCCTTTTCATCCATGAAATTTACTGGGCAACCGTGCTGTTTAAAGTAGTCGGCGATTCTTTTGCTCTTGCTTTTACCCTCGATAACCAGCCAGATCGCGGTGGGGGTTACGCCAAGCTCGCGCGCTATCTCAACTCTAGTCAGTTCTTTCTCGATGAGCCATTTTTTTATTGCTTTGACTCGTTTTTTATCCATCACTGGCGGCTCCTTTCAAAAAAGTTGACAGTTATCTAATTTTTGCTAGACTTTTAACTTAGTTGTTATAAAAAGTTGTTTTTTTTACTAATTTTAGAATAACTAAGATTCGACAATTAGTCAATCTAAAATTAGACAATTATTTCACGGTCACATCTAAAAACAGCCCAAAACGCACTGTCTATGCTAATTATAGACATTAATAAAAATTTTGGTCACATTTAGCGACCATGAGCTTCAACAAAAAAGCGAGGAAGAAAGCATGAAAAAGCCGGAAATAATAAGCGTTTTAGCGATTGACTATAATTGGTCACTTTCATTTCAAAATTGGTCACATTTAGCATGAAAAAATATGACCAATTTGCTGGGCGACTAAAACTTGCCCTGGGCGAAGAGTCGGTTCACGCTTTTGGTGTCAGGTGTGGCCTTGCAAGTAGCCTCGTAAGGCGATATGCAAACGGCGAAGGCCTCCCCGGCACCGAACACCTGGTAAATATCGCCGAAAAGGCCGGTGTAAACATAGAATGGCTGGCAACCGGCAACGGCCCGATGAAAAAGGACGACACCACAATAAAAGAGCTGATCGCCGCCGAACAGGCCTTTGAAATCGTAAACATGGAGGGCCAGCCGATAAAATACCGGCCCGACCCGGATTTATACCACCTGCCGGTAATGAGTGTTGAAGCCGCCTGCGGCAATGGCGTATTTGTTGATGAAGAGATAGCCACCGCCGTCTTTTCAGCCACCAGGCAATGGTTCAGGCGAGAACTCGGGCGAAATCCCGAGCAAATGTGCTTGATTAAGGCGCGCGGCGACTCCATGGCCGACACCATCATGCCCGAAGAGCTTGTTTTCGTCGATCACTCATGCGCCCAGGAGTCTGCTGACGGCATCTGGGTTTTCCGCCACCAGGACAATCTTTTCATAAAGCGCCTGCAATTCCTGCCAGACTGGCAAGTCGCGGTAAACAGCGACAACCCCAGATACCAGAACTACATCATCGACCAAAAAACAGACTTCCGTCTGCTCGGCCAGGTAATCGCAGCCCTGCCATTTAGAAGACTATAGGAGGATCAAAATGCCATTAATCACTTGCCCTGACTGCAACAAAGAAATCTCGGATTCCGCTCCCAGCTGCATAAATTGCGGCAGACCAATGCGGCCGAACAATGGCCCCAAAAACGATGTGGTTTGTTCAAGCATTTTTTACGATCACGCAGCAGATATAAAAGAACTTAAGGCTCCCCAGAAGACGCTACAAGACTCAAGCGCCGGAGTTGGCATCCTTTTTGCAATTTTCTTTGCAGTCATCTTCCTTTTTTCGGTATTAGGCCGCGACTCAGCTGCCCCGACACGGCGTCAACAGAGCGCAATCGCACACAAGGCGGCAGAATACCGGCGCGGCACGATCAATGGCTATGACAAAGCAACCCGGTCTATCATTGATCCAATCAATGTTTTTAAAAAATCCGGGGCTTTGTCTGGCAAAACCAAAAACGGAGAAAAGGTAACAATTCTTGAAACAGGCAACGACGGCTGGCTAAGAATTGAAACCGAAACTGGGGTGACGGGCTGGATAAGCCCAAGATTTGTCAACGAAGACTAAAAAGAGGGAGGAAAGTATGGCTCTGATCATTTGCTCGGATTGCGGCAAAGAAATATCTGATACGGCGCCTGCTTGCATTAATTGCGGTAGAATTATGAGGCAGAAAGAATATTTGCCTGAAGAAATATTGCCGCCAGAGCTGCTGCGCCATCCAGAAAGCAGAGACAATAAGCAGAATTTGGCGCATAAAAAAAGGAGCTCGAAGGACAAAATTGGGCTTGGATGCTTTATTCAGGGTGTTGGATTGTTAATAGGGATCTGGGCTTTTATGACAATAATTGGGCCAATAATAGGCTTTTGTCTATTTCTTTTCGGCGCAAATTTAAGCCGCGACAAATCTTTCTTTTGTAGTAATTGTGGTAATGCGGTCGCAGAAACATCAAATCTGTGCCCAATTTGCGGCAAGAAGTTGGTTGAAGACCCAGCCGAAACAGTCAAAAGGCATGTAAACATTATAATTCTTGCTGGTTGCTGCCTTACTTTATTGTATCTGGTTTTAATATACAAACCCTAACTGTCTTAAGCGAAAAACCAAGAGCGAAGTTGGAACTAGTTCTAACTTCGCTCTTTTTAGTTCCAACTTACGCAAATAAACCTGGAACTAATCAATAGCACGCCCTGATTTATTAAACCAGATTTAAAGCGCATGTAATCGTGTTGTAAAAAATGTCAAAATAAATGCAAAATCCGGTAAAAGTGGTAAAAATCGGTAAAAAAATGTCAAAATGATTTTTTCGCTGCAAAACCGCGCCAAATCTAAACAAAATTAATCTCGATCACTCTCAAAAAAATATCATTTTACCTGCAAAAGTATATCAAGATCTGCTTTGCTGGAAAAAATATTGGCGCGAGCCTGTGCTGCTTTCTGAATGGCCGACATTTTATCGTGTTTTGCCAGCTCAGCATAAAATTTTTGTGCCTTGATATAGTAGCTGCCGCCAACCTGGTCGAGAGCAGAACAGGTTTTTTCGAGCAGTTCGAAATTGCCGGGCTCAGCTTCGCAGGCCAAAATAAACTGGTCGGCAGCCGCTTGTAATTGTCCCTGTTCAAGATAGGCTGCCCCTTTGCGATAAAAATTCTGGGCTGTTTCGTTTTTGATTGAGGCAAGGCTGTATGCGCTATTGACGGCATTAACCCTTTGATCAGGTTCTTCGTCTTTGTTTGTTGATTGATCGGTTACGGCCTGATTTGCGCTTTGACTCAGCGCATCGTTTTGGGCTTCGACTTTCTTTTCGCTATGCATCTGTTTTAGTTTTCTGGCGCGGTCGAGAGCTTTGGCAGCGAGTTCTTTGCGACCGAGCCGATCTAGTGCAACCGAGAAATAATACCAGGTTTCGGCATGGCGCGGATGATTGCGGATTTCCGCCTTCATCCCGGTCAGAATCTGATTGAGCATTTCTGCCGCCTTTTTTGCATCACCGCTCTTTATTTTGGCCTTTGCCTGATTGATGAGATTGTTCAGGTCTTCGCCGATTAGAGAAATGGCTAGGAATGACAAAAAAAAGACAATTATTGATAACCGACTTCTATTTAGCATCTGCTGGCTCCTCAGGTCCATGTTGCTGAAGGTTGAGCAACAATTTGAACTCCTGTAGATCTTCTGTTTCTATGATTCTACCATCCATTGTACCGATCAGCAGAGTATTATTTTTTGTTACAAGCTGAGATTTTGCCGGCAACTCAGGAAATCGAGCCACTTCTTTTCCAG